GAGATGGTCCAAGAGTCGGTCGATGACATCATCGCCTCACGTTTGTCCAGCGAGGGTCAAGGCCTGGATGAGGATGTTGAAAAGATGCTCAATGAGGACGTTGATCTGCGCGTGGGCAATGTTGCGGAGGCACGAGGCAACCTCAAGTACGCTGATGCACTTGAAGCACAGCTCGGTTACATCGAGACTGAGCTCGAGGCACAAAGTGGCGAGAGGGAAACGAATCCTATAACGAAAGTCAAGGATTGCGTGTGCGCTGCGTGCTACAAGTCACCAATGTTTGGCTCCTTTGAAAACTTCCGGAAGGGTTTGTCTCTCAAGCACAAGTTCGACGGTCACACATTAACGATTCTCGAGCGTGGGTGCCGCATGCCGAAGATAACGCGTGCTGAATATGACAAGATTTACAACGAACGCATTATCTATCATTACACCAATGGCTACAACACCCTGCCAAAGGAAGAAACCATTGATGATGCATGCATTTCGTTTGAGGCCAAGCGCGATCCTGAGGCAGCCATCCAGCTCTTCGCCGATGCGATCATGAGTATGAGGTTGCGTACGGGGTTGTTTGATTTCAGCAACAAGAATTATCTCTACGGTGCCTTAACTAGGCTCACTGGTATTGTGGCTAACGTGACCATGATTTATGGCATTGCCAAGTTAGTCGGGTACGTTTTTGGTTTGTTCCAGAATGTCACGCAGCGCAACGACCAGGTTGCGGCTCCGCCCACCGTGGCACCTAGCGTGAACCCAGAGTCCGTGTATCCCTTGCGTAGGCCCATCATCAAGGCTCGGAAGGCGGGCAAGGAGCTAGGGACGCGTGGCGTGGAGGACATAATCAAGTCAGCCGTCCGGTCCAATTGCTTCCGGGTTGACTGTCGCATACCCTCGACTGGGACCACAACCACTGGTATCCTCACCATGGTCCAAAGCCAGGTTGCGCTCTTGCCCCACCACATCATGGAAAATTGGGCAGCGGCATTCGAACGCGACAGAGATTCGTATTTGGTTCTCAAACAAGTGTTCACCAGCAATGGCGATATTAAAAAGGATGCGGTGTCTGGACAAAATGTGTACCTCAAGGATTTCATGAGTTTCGAGGATGGTGAATGCGTGCTCGATTTCGAGCGCGTGGGTTCCTTGGACGATGACACTGTGATCGTGTATCTCGATCAGGTGCGCAGGGGAAAGAACATCGTTAAGCACTTCTTGTCAAAAACATATCACATCCCGAACGGTTCGCACTCGTACTTCTGCGGCATCGACAAGGATGAGTACACAATGGTTGAGAAGACCGGTCTTTGTGCCTATGCTGGCCGCGTCAGCTACAGCCAAACCGGCACCTCCCACAGCATCATGTCGTCCTACACAACGAGGCAAGGTGACTGCGGAGCGCTTGTGGGTGTAATCAGCACTCCTGCGCCGCAGGCCATCTATGGCATTCATGTGGCCGGATGCCCAAAGGGCCAACCCACTGCGTACTCAGCGCGTGTGGCTCGCGAGGACCTCATTGACGCGATTGAGGCGTTGGGCAAGCGGGTGCACCTTCGTGTGGACGATGTGGAGAAGTGCATCCCTCCTGCCACCGCTGAAATTGTGGTGCAAGGAGGGCACAAGGGCCCAGCTGGTTGCGAACCTTTGTTCCACGTCGTGTCGCAACCGCGCCCTATGAAGAGCAAGCTCACCAAGAGCCCCATTTACGGGAAAATTGGTTTTGAGTGCACTCAGCGCCCGGCCAACTTGCGCGAACACAATGGTATTGACGCGCTGGAGTTCGCTAGCATGAAGTACAACAAGTATGTCCGAGGCATCCCACCTCACAGGCTGGATCATGCAAAGCGCCTCGTGGCTGACAAGCTCATTGGCCTGAAGCCACCGAAGTATCGTCGAGTGCTCACAATTGAGGAGGCGCTTCGGGGCGTACCAGGCGAGAGGTTCTTGTGCGGCATGCCACGTGCTTCGAGCCCCGGCCTACCATGGGCTTCCATGTGGAAAGGCAAGGGCAAGACTGCAGCCATGGGCCTCGACGAGGAGATCAAGCTCGACACCCCAGAAATGAAGAAGGTGCTCTTTGAAGTGGAGTGGATGTTG